TTGTCCGTGCCAGCCTCAGCCTCTGCCTGTGATGCCAGCGTGGCGGCCACAGTCGGGTTGCCAGACGCGCCGTCGCCATTCGTCACGGTAATGCCCGTGCCAGCCGTCACGGTGCGCGCAGCAGCCGTCCCAGCGCCCGTGCGGGCCACAAGCCCGTTAGATGACAGACCAGCAATGGCAGTGAGGTCGGCATCCAGAGCCTGCTTGTTATCAAGCTGCGTCTGAATGGCAGAGGTAACGCCGTCAACGTAATTAAGTTCGGTCACGGTCAGCGTTGCGCCGTCCAAGATATTCAACTCAGCAGCCGTAGAAGTGACCGCCACGCCGCCAACCTTCCACAGCCCTTCAGACAGGTTCGGCTTGATCGCAGTCGTGCCGTCCAGCAGGTCGTCCAGCTTGTCGGCATTCGCGTTGAGGTCGGTCCCCCAAGCGTTATCGTCACCGCCGACGGTCGGTTTGTTGAGAGCGAAGGTTGTCGTCGTCGTTCCCATTATCGCATCCTCATCCGCAGCGGGGAGCCAAATCGGGCCGCGTTGCTTTCATCTTCAATCTCGGTCATCGACTGGGCAAGCAGACCAGCCCACACCGCGATCCGCGCGTCGTCCTTTAGGTATGGCGCAGTATGCACCAGAGAGCCGTAAAGGTAAACGTCAGGGTGGTTTGTCAGCAGCCAGTTGGTGTCCCCGTCAGCCGACAGCGCCGTGATCTTGGCGTAATACGTGATTTCGCCAGTGTAGGACGTGCTGGGTGTTGGGAACAACTCGATATCCGTGCCGTTGTGGGCGAAGTATCCCGGCGCGTCTGTATTGTTGTCAGTGGCCGTGCGATACCGCGTCAGGTCGTCCATGCTGATCTGCGTCAGCACGCGGATCGGGTTCGCGTCCATCGTGATGCGGATGGTTTCCAGCCAATCGGCTGGCAGCGCCTCGAACTGCGTGTTGATCGTCAGGCTTCCCCGCGTGATCTGGCGGTGTGAGCGGAGCCTGCGGTTGAACTGCGCCTCGGCCAGCCGCACGAAGGTCGGAATGACCGAGGTGAGATCATCCCGGTTAAGCGTGTCCGCGATGGCCGTCTTCAGCGTGCCGTAGTTGGTGATGGTCATTTCTTCTTCGCCTCATTGCGGGCCGAAATGGCCTTGGCCTTGCGCTTCGCGTCGGCCTTGCTGGACGCGCCCCATGCGTTCAATGATAGCAGAAGCCGCGTCGGTTCGCCATCCTTGCGCTCAGGCCCCGGCATGTTGCCCATGCGGGCCAAGAACGAGGCACGGCGCGGGTTGTCGCCAGACTTGACGGGCGCCTTCAGGTTCATGCCTTCAGCCTTGGCAGACGCGCGGCCTTTGGCGTTCAGGCCGCCTTTGGGGTTCTTACCCTCTGCGCGCTGCCATGCTGGAGTTTTCGCCATCACTTAGCCTTCTTCGCCGTCTTTGCCGATGCCCTGAACGCAGCAGCCGTGGGCGCACCCTTGTCACCAGGCTTCCGCATCTTCTCGCCCGATCCGGCCTTGATGCGGGCTTTCTTGGCTGCGATGTTGGCATAGAGACCCTTGGCCATTACTTCTTGCCCTTCATCATGCAGCGGCCCATGGCCTTGCACTTGGCGGGGTTTTGGCATCCCTTGCAGGGCGTGAACTTGACGGGCTTTTTCATTTCTTCTTTGCCTTTCCAGCTTGGCTGAGAGCGATTGCGATTGCCTGCTTGCGCGACTTGACGACGGGTGCCTTCTTCGGGCCAGCCGGATCGACGCCGCCGTGGAGCGTGCCGCGCTTGTATTCGCCCATCACCTTGGCCACCTTAGCATCGGCTTTGCTGGGTTTTTTCATCGTGGGCCTCCCAAAAGACCGCTGGTTTGCGGCTGTTGCTCTATAACAGAAAAGATGTCTTTGGGATAGCGCGGGGCGACCTCAAAGGATTTGATCTGCTGTTCTTCTGGAATGTAATTTCCCATCCACCACGGAGGAACGGCCTTGCGCTCCTCGGCTGACCATCCAGCCCTCTCCGCCACAAGCCTAGCCTCAAGTTCACCGAGATGCCGCTGATACGCGTCAAACGCGTCTTGACTCGTTATCACGCGCTGAGAAGCAGCCCTAGCCGCATCGTCCGCTGCGATGATGTCGGCACCAAGAGGAAGCCCCTGAAGCTGCCTGTTTGCCTCATCAAATGCCGCCGTATCGCCACGCTCACGAGCATAATATCTCTGCGTGAGAAGTTCTTTAACTTCAGGGGATGCCTGCTTGAACAGTTCCGTTTGAGTGTTTCTTGCAGCCTTGATGTCTGCCTCGCGGATGTTCATCAGCAATTCGTTTGCAGAACTTGGTGAAGACCCACGGGCAAACCCTTCGTAGCCTTGGACTGCGTGCTGAAGTTCGTGGATCAGAGTTTTTCGCTTATCCCTGTAGAGTGGATTTGCTGCTCCGCTGAACTTTGCATCAGCAGCTAAGTTTAGGTTGCCCATGCCTTCGTCATAAGAACCGTATGCGCCTTGAAGTTCTCGGTCTTGGTCTGTCCTGAGAATAGTTTTGAAAAGCAAGTCTGGATACGCGCGCTGGAACTCGCTGTCGGTCAAGGCGTATGTGGCACGCTGGCCGAGGCTGGCTGGGTTCCAGAGCGGACCATAGTTCGAAAGCGCAGCCGCTTTCAGTGCCTCCGCTTCGCGTTTCAAGCGTCCGTGTTCGGCCCGCAAGGTCTGCGGGAACAGATCAGGCTGCACCTTCAGGTCTGCGTTCCTGCGCTTGATCCCAGCCTCAATCTCTTTGGCCTGCGCCTCCATGTCAGCAGCCATTTGCTTTGACTCAGAGAACGGACGTAGGCCAACGTCTCTATCGTCTATTTCAAACCGCCATTGCCCGTCAGGCAGCTTGAACCAGCCCGTTTCGTTCCAAATCGTGTCTCGGTCAACGTTAGAGGCTGATAGCCTTTTCGCACGCTCAAGGGCTTCCTTGTTGGCCGAAGCTGCACGCGGTCCGGCAAAGATGCGCGTTACAGTCGGATCGTAATCAAGCAGTCCGCGCCCAGAAGCGGCAGCGCCACCGAGCATCAGCATATTGGCCACGTTGGCGGCCTCGCCTGCCATGTCAGCCTGCGGCAGTAGCCCGCTTGCCGCTGCTCTGGGCGCATCAATCGCACGCGCCGTGTCAGTTATGGCACCAGACAGCAGCCCAGGCATGGCGAATTGAGCCTGCCCAGACATAATCGCGTCGATACCGCTCACGCCTTGTGGCTTGGCCATCGGCAGGATTGAGGCTGCTTCCATGCCCTGCTGAGGCGCAAAAAAGTCGAACAGGCCGCCAAAGATGCTACTTTGGTCGCGCTTTTGGCGCATCAACTCGTCACGCTGCGCGCCAGTAATCCCGAGTTCGTCCAATGCAGCGACGAACTGGTTTTGAGGCAGGTCGAGCAAATTGGCCATTCTGTCCCCCAAGTTCTGATGGACTGTAGCACATCAGCGCGCGGCTTTCAAAGCACGCCTTTAAGCCCACGCCGCAAGGGCTGGCCCCATTCGTCCTGCGAACCCATCCCGGCCTTGAACACCGCGATCAGGCCGAAGGCGTCGGCCCCGTGCGAGGCGAAGTCATGTTCAGGGCCAAGCCCGATGCCGCGCGCCTCGTCACGCTTTTCGTGATACCAGCCCAGAGCATCGCGCCCGCCTTGCGTTGTCTCCTCGTTGAAGCGCATCGACGGAAACAGGCGGCGGGCAGCATCGATCCGCTGCAATGCAGCACCCGCGCCTTGGTTCTTCACGACTTCGACTCGGAAGCCAACCTCGGTCAGATAGCCCATCGGCGTGACGGCATAGACCTGATCGTGCTTGCGCCCATCGTGCGGCAAGACGCAGATGCAGTCCTCATATCCGTTAGCGCGCATCCAGTTGACGTGCGCCTCAAAGGGCTGGCCAACGGCTTCGTAATAGTCCAGCACACGCACCTCAGCGCCGACGAACTGCGCGATCCAGATTGACGTGGCGTCGGACCTGGATGATGTGCCGCCGATGTCCCAAAACGAATAGACCTTCATCAGCGGATCGCGCGGCACGAAGCCAATGCGGCCCTGAAGCTGAGCGTCGGTCAGGTGGCGGGCATAATAAGCGCCTTCGAGGACGGTCGCGTATTCGCCTTCCCAGATGTGGCCATACCGTTCCGGCTGGTTAGCGAGGCAGTCCTTGCGCTCCTGCTCCAGAACATCGGGGAACCACGGGTTATCCGACCAGTTGGCGCGCACGACTTTGGAGCCGGACGGCAGGTGCGGGCTGCGGAGAAGCTGATCAATGGGGTCGGTCGGGCGCGATGGGTTCCAGCTAAACCAGAGTTCCGAGTTTGACGCGCGGATCGTTGGGCGCAGGAGCGACAGGGAACGGTCGGAAAGTGACTGCGCCTCTTCGACCCACGCTCGGTCGAAGCCTTCCAGCGACTTAACGCTGTCTGCGGTGTGATCCTGCATCCCCTGGAAGATGATGAGGCCATCGCCTGGGGTTTCGATGACCTCGCGGAACACCTTGAAGCCTTGGGCTTCACCGAGGTTGCAGGCTTGCAGCGTGTCTTCAATCAGCTTCTTGGCGGACTGCTTGAGGGACTTCTGCACTTCGCGGATGCAGACGCTGCGATGGCCTTGGAAGCGCAGATGCTCTTCGACGAGCAAGCCAGCGAAGAAGCGTGATTTGCCTGAGCCTCGTCCGCCCCACGCGCCCTTGTATCGGGCTGGCTCAAGGAGCGGCATGAAGGCTGCGGCTGTTGGTATACGTAGGCTATTCTTTGCCATCAGGCTTTGCCTGCACGATGACCCGCTCAATCACCTGCGGCGTCATCGATCCGTCGCTGGATGTGTGATCCGCCTTGACGGTATCATTCCAGTCGGAGCGGAAGCGGTTTTTCATCTGAAAAATATAGCTTGTCGCGTTGAAGCCATCGATGCCGCCGAATGTTGCGAGGCGGCCCTGATCTTCCCACCATGCTTGGGATTTCCGCAGACCTTCCTTTATGGCGTCGGAAAACTCTGGGTGGGTTTTCATCCACTCGTTCAGAGTTTCGCGGTGGATGTCTAGATCGTCAGCCATGCCGACGAGGGTTTTGCCGATCCGCCCGCTTTCGATCACGGTCTTGCACATTGACGGATCGTATTTTGTTGGCCTGCCTCCTGGCATAGCAATCCTCTGTCGGTTCCCGGTGCAGATTGTCTTGTCGCTGGTGAGCATACACCTTCCGCGACCAAAAGAGAAGCCCAGCCGATTTCACCCACCAAAAGAGAAGCCCAGCCGAGGGAGGGTCGGCTGGGCCAGTTACGGACAGGCGTGTCCAGCAGGGAGGTAGTGCGGGGCAGCGTAGCACGGTTATCGCTTAACCGCCAAATACGAAAACAGCCCCGGCCCAGCGCGTTTGCAGAACAGGAACACGCGGGCTTGTGCCTCGGCTTGTGCTGCGTCTTTGCGGTGCGGCCCAGAGCAGCTTTTGCCGACGCTGTAGATAATTCTGGTCCCCTTCTCCGCCTCTGCCAGTGCGGCCCAGAATTCGCCCTGCTTGCGGTCGCTGATGTCGATGGTGGTCATTCCGTCACCGCGAAGTCGAAGTCGATGTCGTCTTCCATGTTCTTCCCCTTGTCCTTGATGCCGGAGATTTCCGCACCGGGGAAAGCCAGCTTGACGGCTTCGACCAGCCCGTTGCGGTGGGCGTGCAGCGCGATGGCGACTTCCCGCATGGTGAAGATGACCAGCTTGGGTCGCTTGGCGTAGGCTGCGGGCCAATGCCGCCCGTCTTCGATAATTCCGTATTGCTGGCCTTCGTATTCGTATTCCCAGATTTGCGGGTCGGAAACGGGCTGGCCTGATTTAGTCGCCTCGTCGTCCATTGCTTGCAGCCCGCGCAGGCAGACCTCGACCCAGAATTTAACTTTGTCCGGGTCTTCGGATTG